TACTCGTGGGAGACCTGGGCGAAGCGGCGACGCTCATCCGTATCGAGGTAGATGTAGTCGACGTAGAGCGACGCGGAGACGAGGCCGGACGTCGCGACACGGTCGCGGATGGTGTGCTGGTACGACGCAGAGGCCGTGGAGTAGTCGAAGCACAGGTTGGAGAGCTGCTCGAACTCGAGCCAGATCTTGACCTCGTGGTACTGGAGCGCGATGAGGGGGAGCGCGAGACCGGGGTTGCGGTTGAACCAGAACTGGAGAGGGATGTACAGGGTGTACTCGGGAGCGCAGTTCGCGACCTCGTTGAGGGCGTTGGGCTCCGTGTTGGTGACGCACGCCGCATCGCAAGGCTCGCCGCCCTGGACGAGGAGGTTGACGAGGGAGGGAACGTTGCCCACCATCTCGGCGTAGCCCGCCTGCTTGCCGGCCTCCTGGGTGAGCTCGTTCCAGATGTGGAGCCACTCCGCGTAGTGCTTGTCGATCTGCTGACCGCCAATCTCGACGTAGACGTTGTTGATAAGGTTGTGGCCAACCCAGTTGAGCCAGCGGAACTGGGCACCCGAGCCGTCCGTGGACTGGAGGGCGACCTGGGGGAGGGTCGCCTGGAGGTAGACACGGTGGATCAGATCGCCGTTACGGGAGATCGTGCACTGTACCTTCTTGCCGAAGTTCGCAGAGCCCGAGAAGGTCTGCTCAATCGCCTCCATGGCGAAGTTGGTGTGGCGACGGTAGACGACCTTGAAGAAGGTGATCTGCGGGTTGCCCGTAAGGTAGATATCCTGAGCACCATAAGCAACAAGCTGCATCAAACCTCCGGATCCCATTTGTGTTTATACCCTCCCGGGAGAAAAAAAATTTGGCCAGCCCGGGAGTTTTCCGAGTCCGGGGGCCCTCTGAATTCCGCGGTTCACCTAGGCGTTCGATTTTTCTGCGGCTCCCTACACTTCCCTACATCGTCCTCTCTCTCCCCCTGTTGACTTTGTTCGCTCTCTGTTCGGCCCCCTCACTCCGGGAACTTTCCTGTGAGAAAACGACCGCAGATTTTACGGAGGCCGCGGATTCTCTAGTTCCGCCAATTCGCCATCTAAACCTCCTCCCATTCCAAGGAATAGACCATGTTCGCCCCTCTCTCGCTGGACCAACTGTTCGCGGCAGAGTCCGTCTCCTCTTCCGTAAAGAAGCCGACGGCGGAGCCCGCGAAAACCTTGGAATCCTATCATCAGCAGCAGCTGAACCATCTCCAAGAAGAAGTTGATCAGTTACCTGTCCTTAAGAAACGACTGGAGGAACTCCAGAAACGATTCGCCGCGGTCGAGAAAGACTTTACAAATACCGCGGTTCTCACGCATGTCCACGACCTGAAAACCCTGATTGCGAATTCAAAGATCGAGCAGGAAATCCAAGACGTCGAAGAACGCATCGCTGCAATTGAATCGGGTCAGACAAAGGCCGACTATTTCTTGCGGGTCGGCGACATCTTGTTTTCCTACAACGACGCAAAGACGCGTATCGCCGAGGGCGAGGTATTGCAAGAAGTCAAACCTTCGAAAAAGAGTCGAATTCCTACCAACAGCGTCTACGCCTACTTTTCAACGGACGCCAAGACGCCTTCGCCCATGGATTCGGCCACGCCCATCGATTCGGCAAAGGCGACGCCTTCACCGAAGGTAGGAACCACAGACGCAAGTCCCTGTGCGTCGCAGATCGTGAATACCCTCGGCTTTCAGAGAGACAAGGCGTTGGAAACCTATCTTCACGCGTTGGATCCCGACAGTGCCGCGACAAACTCCGCATTGGCCCATTCCATCACGGAGGATTACGGCAATTGCCCCTACTGCGACAAGGAAATGCTGTTCAATGATACGTTCCTTGATTGTACGATTTGCGGCTTTCGCGACTTCATTCTCGTGGATTCCGAGAAGCCGTCGTACAAGGATCCTCCAAGGGAAATGTCCTATTACGCCTACAAGAAGATCAATCATTTGAACGAGTGGCTCGCACAGTTCCAGGCCAAGGAGACGACCGACATCTCGCCCGCCGTTCTGGATTCGATCAAGGCGGAGCTGCGAAAGGAGCGAATCACCGACATGAGCAAGGTGAAGGCGAGCAAACTGAAGGAAGTCGTCAAGAAACTCAAACTCCATCGGTGCTACGATCACGTCGCCCACATTCTGAACAAACTCAACGGCATCTCCGCTCCCGTGCTGTCGCGGGAAATTGAGGAGAAGCTTCGCTTCATGTTCAAGGAGATCCAGTTCTCCTTTGTCAAACACTGCCCCAAGAAACGCTCCAACTTCTTGTCCTACTCGTTCGTACTCTACAAATTCTGTGAATTGCTGGAATTAGACGATTATTTACCTTGCTTTCCTCTGCTCAAGAGCCGAGAGAAACTCTATATGCAAGACAAGATTTGGCAGAAGATTTGCGAGGACATGGGCTGGGAGTTCATTCGGACGGTATAGAAACGAAGAAGACGTGACCGAATTTAAGTCACATCCTATCATAAACCGATGGCTGCGACTGCTGCTGCTGCTGCAGTTCCGGTACCCCCGACCTTGATTGGAAAGGGGGCTTTCGGTGCGGTTGTACAACCTGTGCTCGCGTTTCCAAATACGGTCCCCGACCCCGAGAACGCCCCCGACAACGTCATGAAGATTATGTTCAAAAAGAAGGACTACAACGGTGTCGTGAAACATCTTCCAACCGTGAAGGCTCTGTTAAAAAACGCAGGCCATCGCACGACCCCCTCTCCCGTCGCACACAAATTTAGGAATCTTCCATCCTCCCTTCAATCGAGTATTCGACAGGTAAATGATTTCAAATCGGCAGGCCCTGATACCGACATCTACACTCTTCGCATGCCCTATTTGGGAATCGATGTGCATAAACTGGTAAATGAGATAAAGGAGGGAGGGAAGGAGATTCGAAATCGGTCCGTTCTCTTCATCCTCAATCAAGTCGTGAAACTGATAGGTCAAGTTAATACTCTCGTCGAAAACGAATACATTCACGGCGACATTCGCGATACAAATCTGATGGTTCATCCATTCACCGGTACGATGACCCTGATTGATTTTGATTGGTTGAAACCGAAGGATGAATTTATAGACAAATACGCAAGGGAAGGTGCGTTTGGATTTTACAGCAATCCTCCTGAAAGTCTATTTACAGGCCTGAAGGGTACCTTTACAAAGCGTGGAATACTTTCCTCCGATGGGGGTCCTTCCCCCACGGTAGTTTACCCCAAGGTGGTTTCGTACGTAGACGAGTTCTACGCTGAATTTACCTGTTGTAGGGACATCTTTATGACACGTATACCCGATGCATCTGTTAGATCAGATGATGATATAGATGATTTATGTGTAAATTTACTCGGTGAGGATATTGTAGAGGCCAACAATCATAATAAGGAGTTTTTCGACGAAATGGGTATAACATCCTTGAAGCCAGATGTATGGAAAACCTTTGATGGATTTGGCCTGGCATGGACTCTTTTAACATTCTTCAACTACGCATATACGAGCGGATCTATGATAGGAGACATGGATGCGTTCCAACGTGATCTTTCCACTCTCATCACGAACGAGGGAGTCCCCTACACAGAGGCACAAGGAAAGGCCTGTGCGAACGCAATTCGCAGAATGACAGAAGAAGTCCTGGCGTCGTTGTCCGATTTCGAATACAGATTCCGAATCCCTACTCGCGAGGCCCTTGCCGTCGCAATCTCCATTCGGGATGAACTCGCGGCGCTGTTTGCCGATGGAGTTGCAGCAGCCGAGGCAGTCCCAGAACCCGTACCAGAACCCGTAAAAGCGGTGGGAGGTGCCGGCGTAGTACGTAGTACACGACATCGCAAGAATCGTCGCAACCACAGAACACGAAGGCGACGACGCAATTAATTCGTGTCCCACCATCAGATGGCGGACATCACCGAGGCCATTCGAGACTTGTTGTTGGCTCTCGAAGGCGAGACTCAGTTCGAATTGACATTTTCCTACAACGGAACTGACTACAGAACGGTGTTTACTGCGAATAGGGAACCTGTGCCGGGGATGGACAATGTGTATGTAATCGTCGTTAGCAACGGATGTATTGAAGTTACGGTTACGTATATGACGGAAGGAGAAGGGAACAACGAGGAGACGACCCCCGAACTCGAGAGCAAGATTCACGCCGAGAACCGAAACACGATGGGTCGGTTGACCTCGAAGGCCAACGGAAAACCTGCGTGTTTTGAACCTGTCCTTGTAACGAACGCCAGGGGCACTGTGAGAAATTCAGGGAAACGAACCACGTCGGGGGACGTATTACAAATTCTCAAAACGAAACTTGTGCGAGCCTTTCCTTGGATGGAAGACGAGCCCCCTCAAATTGTTCGACGGGGCCCATGATGTTTCAGAAAAGGGAGCGGGTACGTTTATTTCCCCGTTTCACATTGTTCGAGGCGGCAATGCCTACTACGAAAAGTACGGATACAAGTCGACTGTGCTGACGGAGTTGAAACCTGTTCTTCGAAGCCTTCCCTGGTCTGGCTGCACCGGCACGATGAAAGAGATTATACTGGATTGTACTGGAGAAGACGACTATCCGCCCGATCAACTCCTTACGACTATTATGAAAGGAATCTCGTGGAAAGACGAAGTGACCTACAATACGACACACCCTCGTTCTTTGAGTCAGACAGTGTTGACAGACTTTGCACTCTCCCGTTTCCCCCGAGGTGCCGACCTGCTGACCTTCACGCTGGACACCGATTCGGAGGAATGGACACGCTGCGATGCGGAACTGGTGCTAACGGGGTTTTCGGAGGATATTGAAGAACAAGCGGCAGGAGCAGTGGCCGGCCCCGTAAAGGCCGTTGGCGGAGCTGGCGTAGGACGCCGAACTAGGCGACGAAAAAACAAGCGAACAAGGCGACGACGCAATTAATTCGAACTCCATCCTAGGATGGCGAAGAGTCCCGACGTTGCCGAACAACTTCGTGCCTTTTTAAGAGATCTTGAAGGCGAGTCTTCCTTTAACTTGATGTTTTCCTACAATGGAACCGATTACAAGACCGCGTTCAAGGCCTCGCACAAAGGAGCAGGAACCGAGAGAGAAGAGATCAAAGTTGACAATGGATGTATCAACATGACGTTCGGATATACAATCGGTCCTCCTGACAAACCTGAGAAACAGACCTTTGTCAACGGGTTTATCGGAGCGATTCAAGCGGAGGACGGGAAAGTGGGGAAACTCCCAGGTCCTGCTTGCTTCGATCCCCTCCTCGCCACAAACGGCAGAAACACCGTGCGGAAATCGGGAAAGCGAACGAAATCGGGGGATGTGCTACAAATTCTCAAATCAAAGTTGGGACTTGCGTTTCCGGTCGAAGGGGTCCCTATCAGATTAATCGACGGAGCTCGCAACGAGCCTTCCGACGTGGAAAGGGGATCCCCCACCATGATTTCTCCGTTTCACATTGCCCGAGGCGGCAAGGCCTATTATGAACCCTATGGATACCGCTCCCCTAAAATAACCGAGTTGCAAACAGAAATCCGCAAAGCCACGTGGACTGACTGTACAGACCCTATGAAGGAGGTCATACGGGACTGCACCAAAAAAGACTACGCCGACGACGAGCTTCTTACGACGATTCTAATGAGAGATGTACCGTGGGAAACAGAACGCGCCTACAACGAGAGCCATGCCCCTTCGCTGAGTTCGACGGTAGTTCGGAACTTTGCGTTGTCCAAAATGGGAATTCCGATGGCAGAATCGCACCAGTGGACTGTTCTTAAAAACATATGGACCTTTGAATTGGACACCGATTCGGAGGACTGGAAACGCTGCGATGCGGAACTGGT